CCCGGCCACGATTTCCCCAGCCAAAACCATTTTCGCATATTTTGTTGTCTTATCAAGCATTTTGAATTTTTTCTCTCTTTGCAATCAATGATAAGACCGGATTATCAGATTTTTTAGCATTATCAATTGATAACGCTGTGCGGCTTGACGGTGATAACCCAAATTCACGACCAATTTTTAACATATTCTGCAATGCACTGTTAGCTATACCAACTGCTGGATGTTGTATAACATTCCCCTTATCTGTTGTAATAGTAAATCCATATTTACGTTTTTCCTGCTCTGCCAAAATCCAAGTATCTACAGCTTGACAATAAGACGCTAACGTTGTATAATCCAAGTCCGTCATAAGTCCGTTCTTTTCTAGCAATGGCAGAATTCTTTTCCATTCTTTTTTTGCGTATCTTCCCAAATGCGGCGGCGGCTCTCGACAATCATCAGTTAATTCACAAATAGGATGATTATTTATTTCTCTTTTTCCTGGATTTCCTTCAAGCAGTTTTATTTCATAGGGTTTTACCCTCGGTCCTCTAGTTCCCAATTTTATCACTCCTCAATAGTATTTCTAAGCTGCTCAATCATTGTGTCCATTCCATAAGGCACTTTATTAAAATTGCTTAATTCTTCCCGATATTCATAATAATGTAATGCTAATCGGCAAATAGTCATTTTATAAAATGCGTTAGATTCTATTGGTGGAATTCCTGAAGCCGTTAACATATCTACAGCAGAATCTAAACATAGTTGTATAATTTCATCGTCACAATCATATTCAAGCTTTCCAAATTGTTTTATGTCATCAAGTGTAATATCCAAAAAATCCCCCCACAAAAAAAGCCGCCAAAATATAGGCAGCATTAAATTATAAAAAACAAAAACTTACCCCCCACCTCAAAACTTGCGACCACACCCATCCTAAGGGGCGGCGGTGTTAGCAACCTTGTGGCGAATTTTCGATGTGTGGGGGGACTAATATTGACCGTGACACTTATTGCACAACGGTTTTAAATTATTTAAATCTGTTGCTAACTTTGGGTAATCACGCAATGGTTTAATATGATGTACCATATCAGCGTTTGTCAATACACCTCGTGCTAAACAGTCTTGACATAAGCCATGCGCCTTTGACATTGCTTTGGCTCTAACCTTTTTCCATTCTTCTGAATGATAAAATTTGTCTGCCTGTTTATTTCTCTGCTCCTTATCATAAACCTTGTGTCTATTAACCTTGTGCTTGTCACAGTAATAGTCTCTAGTTAATTCGTGACAACCAGCCTTGCCACATTCTCTAAGTGGTTTACGTCCCAAAATAATCACCTCATTTCGAATTTGCAACACAAATATAATGTATATTCTATTTGTATATTCAAAAACGCTGTAGACAACAACGTCACGGCGTTTGTTAAGGCTCAAGCAAAACACATACAAAGGTAAGCAAATTATATTTGTTGTTTATATTTTAAAATGTATCATTGCTTGCTTAATCCTCTCTTGAGTTACTCCAATATATGTCAATGTATCACGCTCACTGGTATGATTCAACCATACTTTAAGCGTTGCTAGGTCGTGTGTCTGTATGTAATAATGATAGGCGCAAGTCTTACGCATACTATGAGTTCCAAGATGTAGTTTATATTTCTCGCCCATTGTATGTATAACTTCCCATGCTCTCATTGGGGATAGTGGTTTATATTCATTGTCACGACATGGCACTAATGCACATTGAGGGTCTTTATCTTTGCAGTATCTATCTAATGCTCTCTTTAACTCTGGATTAAAAGCAATAACAAGTTCTTTGCCCGTTTTGCTTTGAACAAACGTATGTTCTTTCTTTCCTTTAACATCTGCAATCCTAAAAGAAAGTATTTCATTTATTCTCAAACCAAGTAAAGAACCCATAAGAAACATAATATAATATTTCTCATTCCATTTAAACAAATCAGACTTTATCTTATTATAAATAGCTTTATCCCTGATAGGCTCAACGTTTTTCATTTTTAAGCCTCCGCAAATCATCATTTAAAGAACGGCCCCGCCCCACACTTATTCGGCCGCCCCGCTGTTT